AATATTTTGGTTCATCTAACGGACCCAGTACAAAATTCTCATTTTAGAGATAGATATTTCAATGGTGTTGATATTGATTTGTCGAGGGCGACTATGATTTTTTCATTTAATGATCCATCTAATGTCAATCCTATTCTTCTAGATAGAATTACAACAGTTGAAACCAAACATTTGCTTCCAAGTCAGAAAGTTCATATTGCAACAAATTATTTATGCCCTACAATGTTTAAAGAGATGGGTCTTCCTGAAAATGCAATTTCATTTAGTGATGAAATCATTAGAGACCTTATTGATAAATATACGTGTGAGGGTGGGGTTCGTAAATTGAAAGCACTATTATATAATATTGCACGAGAACTCAATCTTGCGAACCTTACAAATGAAAAAATAGATGGTGATAGTGTATCTTTTCCATTTCAAATTAAATCAACACATATCAAACATCTTTTAAAGAACAAGATGGAAATTGAACCAGAGAAAATTCATAAAGAACCCAAAGTTGGAGTAATTAATGGATTATATGCTACTTCATCAGGAAGTTATGGTGGTGTTCTACCAATTGAGATTCTTTGGACTCCAACGTCAAGTCCTCTTGAATTTAAAACAACTGGTAATTTAGAAAAAGTCATTAAAGAGAGCACACAAGTAGCATCAACTCTTGCTTTCAATCGACTTAATGTAGATGTTAGAAATAAACTTTTGAAAGATTTGAAAGAGAATCCACAAGGGTTTCACATTCATATGGCAGATGGATCTACCAGCAAAGATGGTCCAAGTGCTGGAACTGCTTTAACTGTAGCATTATATTCAATGATGACTAATACAAAGATTAGGAACGATATTGCGATTACAGGAGAAATTACTCTCCAAGGAAATGTGACAGCGATTGGTGGTTTAGATAATAAGTTAGAAGGTGCCAAGAAAGCAGGAATTAAATTAGTGTTATGTCCTTTAGAGAACGAGAAACATCTAATTAAGATCAAGGAACGTAATCCGACACTGATAGATGAAAGTTTTAAAGTAATTACTATAGAGACGATTGAGGAAGCATTAAAGTATTCGTTAATTGATGCTCGTCCATACAATTAAATTATTTAACAATTTTATATATAATTAAATATATTTTTTAAAATATTTAACTATATATATATGTCATCAGAAGAATCAGAAGAAATAGAAGAAATAGAAGAAATAAAAGAAGTACCATTACGTGAATTATTTTATGCTGAAAATATAGATTATATAATTAGTTTTTTAGACAATCATGATGTTGATATAGAGAATTTACTATCAATAAAATCCATTATTGAATTAATGTTTGCAGATACAGTTGAAGAAATAGATAGCTTAGAAAAAAAACAATACATACATAGTAGCATAAGAACGAAAAATCCTGTATCACGAATCAGAAAAATACTACATCAAAAACAAATAAAACTGATGTTTTGCATGTTTTATTATTTTTTAATTATTAGCTATAGATTAAGTACAGATGAAGAATACCCAGGAGATTACATTAATGAATTGATTGAAAATGATATATTTGACATGAATTATATTGCAAGTATGTTTAGAAAAGCAACATTTGATTTAGACGATGTTGTTGATTTTTTTAGTAATTTTCAATCAGGCGTTCCAGGACGTGATGGAGAACATCCAAGTGTTAATGAAGTAGGCGTTCGTTTTGTGAAAGATGATATTACATATTCAGTTATTGAATATTTAGCAGGACAGGCAGAAGAAACACTACCTCATAATTTTAGTGTTCCATTAGATGAAGAAGATTATGTTCTTCGTGGTAGATTTGAATTAATCAAGGAACAAGATAAAGAATTACCTCTTTGGGCGGGAATTCCTTCAAAATTCAATCCAAATGTTAAACATTATAAATTTGAGAAAGGAACTGGAGAATATTTTAAAACGGAAATAAAATATACTGGACCATATATATTGGCTGAAATATTAGATACTCTTTTTAGAACTGCGACTGAGGAAGACTTAATACATTATTTTGCAGTTTTTCATAATATTTTCAGAGAAAGTAATCGTGAAATCGTAAATAAACCTCTTTTTGAAGAAGAAATCATGTTAGCTAATCAATATAGATCAGATAGACAACAATTTTTATCTGATTTTAATGAAGCAAATGATTATAATTTAAAAATTATAGAAATTGAGGACGATGGAAGATGTTTATTTCGTGCAATTTCTTGTCATCCAGCAGTAAAACATAATTGGGAAGAATTACAGGCAAGAGTCGGACATACATTATGGGGCGGTGATCTCCAAGATATTTTAATACTTGAAAATTTTCTTAAAATGAATATATGTATGATATATCGCGGTCCTGATGGTAAAATCGTTCATGAGGCACCCAGAAATCCTGAACTTGAAACTATATATTTATATGATTATTCAGCAGATCCACACTTTAAAAGACCACAAAGACATTTTGATTTAGTACTTTTTAATTTTCAACGTCCTCATGATAGATGTATTGATGATTTATTAGATGATTCCGTATTGGACACAGAATTTGATCCTGATATTTATTTTAAAAACACGCTCCCAAATCCAAGACAACAAATTCAGCAATTTAAATCAGTATCATCATCAGCAGCAACTACGTCCACATCTCCTGTATTTGATGATTTCCAATCAGAACCAAAAAGTGAAACAGATGGGCTTATATCTGAAGGTGTGTTAGATCCAGTTGAAAACAAAAAACGAAAACGAAAAAGACCAAGCTTTTCTTCAAGTTTTCTTTCAAGATCTCGTTCAAGATCTCGTTCAAGATCTAATTCAAGTTCTGGACCACGTCACGACCAAGGATCGAGACCAGGTGGTTATTTGAATAGTTGGTTCAATCATTGTTATTAGTTTCTTTTACTATACACAAAATTCTAATAATCATTCCATTGTTGAAAAAATTGATAATTTAATTATTAAATTTAAGGATTTATATTATATAAACTATATAATATAAATGTATACATGTCAAGTTTGTAATTATTCGCTCACGATTAGTAAGATAACACAATCAAATCAGAGCAATATGATATCATTAAATGATCCAAATGAATATATAAAAATGTTTATTGGTAGGAAAAAAAAGATTGATAGTAATTCTACTAAACAAGTTGATATTCCAATGGAATTGACATTCGATTTGAATGCATTGAACGTCCAAATGACGAAAAGTGGAATTAAACCAGAAATGGTCTCAACAATTACAAATAATTTCAATTTAATAAAGAAGAATATGAGACCAAATACTTTTTGTTTGAAATGTTCTCAATGTAATGAAATTTTTATTTTACCACCAGGTAAATTATCAACAATTAAACTTAAAAAAAATTCAAACATTATGCATATAGAAAATGTTAATGAAATTCTCACTGACTTCACTCTACCAAGAACTAAAGATTTTATTTGTCCTAATAAAGAATGTAAAATAGATCCAATAGATAGGGAAGCCATTATATATCGTCCAAATCCAGAAGAATATGTAACTCAATATATATGTACGAACTGTAAGACAATTTTTTAAAGCTATATAAAAAAAATTGATTTATTTATTAATAAACTTAAATATAATAATAATATATATATATACATGCCACCTAAGAAAATTAATAAAAATATCAATAATATCACTGTAAATGAAGTTAAAGATCCAGTTGTTAAATCATTCAAAGTTGATAAACCAGTTAAAGCCAAACCATCCAAAACAGTCAAAATATCAAAAAATGAAAATGACAGTAATGAAGACGAGTCTGATGATGTTGAAGAGTCCGAAGAAGAATCAATACCAGAAAAAGTAGTTAATTCAGAAGAAGAAGACGAAGATAATTTGGATGATGATATTGAAGAAGTCGAATATAAAGAAACGAAAGATGAGATGGAAGAAATTGATGATACTGATGAAGAGGATGCAGCAGAAGATATTGTTGAGAATGTAAAAGAGGATGATGATAAATCAGTAAATGATGATAGTATGAACGGTCCAATGGATATAGCAGATTGTTTATTAGATGATGAAGACGAGGTGGATGAAGTTGGGGAACCAACAATGGTAGAACCAAGTAAGAGAATTTCGAGACGCAGATTAACTAAATTCGAGAGAGTAAGATTGTTAGCAGCAAGAACGAAACAATTAGCATTAGGAGCACCACCTAAAGTGAAAAACGTGGATGGAAAGTCACCAATAGAGATAGCGGAAATAGAACTATCATTCAATATGATTCCATTTAAGATTAAGAGACCATTACCAAACAATACATATGAAATTTGGAAATTGTCAGAACTTGAAAAATAATAAAAATTCTAACATAATAATTTATTTATAAATTTTTAATTAATTTATAAATCTATGTATAATTTAGTATAACTAAATGAACGATAATAAAGACAAGTATGATTTAATAAATGAACTTTATGAGAATGGTGGAACTATCAAAGATAAAAAAACAATTAATGAAATTAGTTCATTGCCAGATCTATTCCCAATGTATGATATTATTATTGAAGATATAGTGCTGTCATCTAATGAAAATATTGAATACAAAATATTTGAGTTAGACTATAGACCAATCAATAAATCAATATTACAAATAATAAAAAATACAGAAAATAAAAAATTAATTACTTTTATGAAAAACTTTGATGCAGATGTTCTTGAAAAAACATTTTTTGAAAATAACAAAGATCTTCGTAATAGATTTACTAGTTGCAAAAAAAATGCATATTTATTTATCTTAAACTCCAGACCTTATTATGATTATGAAGAATTAGAAGGATTACGTGTCCTATATGGCATAAAAGAAAAAGATAATTCTTTGCTATGTGATGTAATGAAAAATTATGAAATATCTTCTGATGATTTATTAAAACATTCTATTTTTATTCGAGAAAATAATGCAAAAACAATCGTAAGTAACTATGTATATTTTCAGTCTTACACATTTAATAATTATTTACGATATCCATCACAACATTTTCGTAATATCGTGTTAGAAAATCAACTTAATAATTTTTATTCCTTGATTAAAAAAGCACCATCTATTACAACTTCGATTTATGTGTTTAGATGGCTAGAAAAAGATGATTTTTTGAAAAATTATAATAATGGAGACACTTTCATTGATAGAGGATTTGCATCAACTCGCAGATACCAATATGTTGATTTTGAAAACCATACATATTATGGTTATTATTTGATGATGATAAAAGTACCCAAAGATGTTGAAGGAATATGTATTTCTGTCGAAAATAACGTATTTTTTAAAGAGCAGGAAATAACATTGTTACCTGGAAAATATAAAATGATTGACAATAATAATACAAAATATTATAACATATATGAAACAGATAGATCCAAACATAAAATAATAAGAGTATATGAATTAGAATATATTTCACCACTAGACGAAACATATGATGTTAATAGTTATAAACCAAAAATAAATATTAACAAATTAGATTTAACTAGTAAAAATTCATTTTTAGAAACATGGTCTAACTATTTTTATGCTGACATTGGTAGTGAAAAAGTATTGTTTTTTTCAAAAAAAACAGATTATTTGGAGTCACATATTCATTATAATGAAAAAAATGACATACTCATGATCTCATATGATAAATATTCAAATATATTATTATTTATTGAGATTGGTGAAACAATAAGTCTTAATCATCATAATAAATTTTTATGTGGGACAACAAATATAACTGATAATTATACATATGATGATCTGATTATTTTTCTAAAAAAACTTGCGAAAGTATTCAATATAAATAGAGTATTAGTACATTCTGATTATAGGAGTTATAATGATATTATAAACAAGACAAATTTAGATTATAAAAATTTTGAACGTTTTAAATATATATATAATTCATATAAGTACAGTTTGAATGAATTATTGTTACATTACATAATAACCCTCGCCCCATATCCAAACAAGAAGTTCCTTGATAGACTCCCATTGTCTTCTTTTTCAGTATATTTGTATGATGTATTTTTAAATATATATGGTTCAAAAATAAAAAAAATAATGATGATCGATTTAAAAAAAATTATAAAAATCATAAAAAATAAATATGATGAAATACGAACAGATATAACTGAAGTAGATAATACAATGAGATTGAAGAAAATTTTGCTTATCAGCGATGAACTATTAAAAATAAACAAAAAATATAAACTGATTAATTTGTACCTATATTTAATAGACGAGTATTATTATTTGACCTGGATTATTAATGCTCTACTAAATATTAATTATAAATTTGATCTAAGCAATATTATTTTTGAAATTAAACTCTGAAAAATTGATGAAAATTTATTAAATTAATTTTTTAATATGCAGCCTTATGGATTTATTCGTTTTGGATGTTTCTCATCCAAACTGAATAAATCCATAAGACTGCATATTAAAAAATTGAAATATAAATTATAAATAAAATAGTGATTTAAATATTTTATATATATTATAATTAATAAGCATGGATTCGAACAAAGATACCTTAAACAATGAGAAAAGTATTTTAAAAAAAATGCAAACAATTTATGCGACGGAACACACTAAAAAAATATTAGAAATGTTAAAAAGAGTAGTAGATACATATGAGTTTGAAGTGAGTATTAATAGATTAGAGGGCATAAATATGTCTCAATATATTGACATTGCAAACTACATTAATAATCGTGCCAGAGATGAAAATAATAAATCAAATTTAGTAATTGAAGAGACATTAGATATATCATATGGATATAGTTCAAACAGTTCGAACAATTACAGAATAACAATAGTTGGTGAAGACAAAATAAACAAGATAATGAGTAATTTGAAACAAAGGAAGAACCACAGTATATTTTCTATTTTAACGAACAATATTATTAACCAGAGTTCGAACGAAAAAGAAAAAGATAAATACATATACATCATACATAAAATCAAGAACAGAGAAAATATTATTGATTTAAATGAATATGATATCAGAATTCGTCTTTCACAAGAGACAGATATTAATAAACAAACTATTAATGAATTGATTCATTTGTCTGAATCGGAAAGAAACAAGATTATATTTAGATTTAAAGAGCGATTATCATATACTATTCCGATAAACAACATGTATGATATTAGAATAGATTTAACAAACATAAAACAAAACATGATATATTTAAAACTGGAAGAAACATCACCAATGTATGAATTAGAATTAGAAATAATAAAGAAGGGTGATTTGAAAGCATTAGATAGTGATCCGGAATATATATACGGTAAATTGTTGTATGAAATATATCGTATTTCTCAAGTATTACAAAAAAGTACAAAAATAATAACAACAAGTCTCAAAAATAATGTTTATAACACTATGAATCAATTATTATATAATAATGCTAAATATGATGCAAAAGATTTACCATTTATGCCAACTGCATCATTAGAAAATCAACATGTAGCAAGTGATTTAACCAATAATTACTGTGTGACGGATAAAGCAGATGGAGAGCGTTATTTCATGTTAATATCGAACGGAAGTATGTTTTTAATATCAAATACTTTGGAAGTCAAAGAGATAGATGGTTCGATGTATCAAAAAACAAAAACATATGACAACACCATATTAGATGGTGAGTATATATTTTTGAAAGAACAGAATAAATTTTTATATCTTGTATTTGACATATTATTTTACAAAGGTAAAGATTTACGAGATGAGATTAAATTAGAAAATCGTTTAGAAAAGATTAATGATGTAATGAAAGAATTATTTAATGTAAAAAATGTGTCGTATAAATATGTTGATTCATCAGATTATGAAAAGATAATGGACCATTATAAGAAACAAATTGTAAATACATTTGATGAATTGAGTAGCAAACTAAAAAAACAACAATTTGTAGTTATGTCTAAAACATTTATTGTTCCATCTGGACTTTATCAATCTGAACTATATGCATATTCTGATATTATTTGGACTTTATATACAATGGATAAAACTATTAATTGTCCTTATACATTAGATGGTCTAATTTATGCACCATTAAATCAAAAATATACACGTAGTGTTAAAGACATTAAATATCCTACTTATAAATGGAAACCAGCATCAATGAATTCAATTGATTTTTACGTTAAATTTGAAAGAGATCCAGAAACAAATCAAATAATGAATGTATATGACAATTCATCGACAGATATGTCATTAGATGAGGATAAAATGGAAGAACCTGAAGATGTATTGAAAGATGAAACACGATATAAAATAAAAAATCAGGTGTATAACATATGTAATTTACATGTAGGTTCATCAAAGACTGGTGTAGAACAGCCAGTATTGTTTGACAAAGAGAATGGTTTATATTTAGCATATTTGTATCTTCAGGATGGGGAACCAAGAGATAAAGAAGGAAATATTATTGAAGACGGTACAGTGGTAGAATTCGCATATAAAAACAATCCAATGAACGAACATCCATACAATTGGATACCTTTGAGAACTAGATTTGATAAAACGGAATCGGTTATAAAATACCAAAGAAAATACGGGAACAATGAATATATTGCACCAAAGATTTGGCGTTCTATGTTAAGTCCAGTTGAATTAAATGACATTAAAATGTTAGCAGATGAAAAAACATTTGATAATTATATGAAGACAGTTATAGTTCCACGAGTCACAAAAGATATTATTATGAGTGAAAGAGCAGAAAAGAAATATTATGAACTTGATGACAGTAAATTATCGAAACATATGAGAACATTTCACAACTTCATTAAAACTAATTTAATTAGTACTTTTTGTAGTCCCAAATATTTAAATAAATCGTATGGCAAATTACACGTTTTAGATATTGGTGCAGGTAGAGGAGGCGATCTCATGAAATATTTCCATGCAAGAGTCAGTAAAATTACTTGTTTTGATCCAGATTATGAAAATGTATTTTCTACTACCAATGGTCTGGTATCTCGTCTTAAAACACATCAACGAAAAATACAATATTTTCCAGATACAGTTCCATTCATTGCGGATGGTAAAGGTTTATTTAATTTGGAAGATCAATTGAAAATAGTACCCAATATGTCTGATATAAACAAGGATACGATAAGGAAAATCTTTGGTTCAGATGAGAAGGCAAATAAATTCCAAACATTTGAGATAATAAGTTGTCAGTTTATGTTGCATTATTTATTTGAAACAGATTTTTCGTTGAATAATTTTGTAGCAAACGTGAATAAATTTCTGAAGAAGGATGGTTATTTAATAATTACAATGGTAGATGGAGATATATTACATAAATCATTTCAAAACGATAAAGTGACACATTATT